AGTTAAATTGACAGGGATGGTGCCGCCGATGAGGAGCCGACGGAGGCCGCTAGGCCCATCAGTGTCAGACATGTCAGCAGTCGCCCTACGGGCGACTTGGCGGAGGATCTCTTTCTCTTCTGGGTGACCTTTGATCGAGCGCTCGAATGAGGCAGGAGTGACGAAGCTGGTGTGGACAAAGGCATCTTGGCGGTCGATGTCAGTCGTGGCTTCGTTGAACACCCCCATGAAGGTTTGGCCGACAAGATAAGGGTCAAAGCCGCCTCGATCCCAGAGAAGCTTGACGAAGCAAGAGGCTTCAATCAGGCCCCAGTTGACAGCGTCGGCGAAGGTCTCATCGACACCGTGGCGCTGAAAGTCCCGGCTCAAGTAGGTGGCGGCGGCCTCACCCATCGCCCGGTTGTCATCGGTCTCGGAATGATCGAAGGTGATAGCGTAGTGGGGGTCCACGGGAGAAAAGAGTGAGGAGGCCAGGTGATCGATCTCAGCGTAGACCTCATTGTCGACGCCGGCGGTCCCATCAGCTGTCCCTGTGAAGTAGAAGTTCCGCATAGTCTTACACTGAAGAATGCGGTCTTGGCGGGAGACCGTGCATTGGTCGACCAACTCTCTTGCCCAAGATGCGACGCGGCGCTTGGGTATCTTACCGATAGAAGACATGAGGAAGGTGCTTTCAAGGGAAGGTGATCTTACGTCCTGGTGAAGGAACTGCGCTTAAAGCATCGGAGGCTGAAGCTGGCGTCAGTTGTGGGACCTTTGCCGGCGGCTCTATATACTGATCCGGCGGCGGTTGATAGAGAGGAGCATTCTTGGAGGCAGCCGACGGCTCCATTCCCTGCCAACCTTTCTCGCGTTGAGTAGAGAACGACTCAGCAGCATCAAGTGTCGGGAACCCTTGAAAGGCCAACCCACTCGCTTTAGCAAGTTCGATCGCCTCAGCCTCATCCTTAGCAACATAGGGCTTACCGTCTTTGATCCAAAGAGATGGGATAACTGTAGGCTGCCCATTGTTGAAGGAAGGATCACCCATGACTGTCATGCTTAGCTCGCTCGACCATGATTTGTCAGGGCTGGTGAGGTACTCGCCAGGAGCAAAGGGGCGAGCTGCGCCGGCGGGCACAGTTGGAGCAAGAGACTGATCTAGACTGAGTTCGCCTGGAATGAAGCCAGGTCCAGGTCTCGTCGGTGGAGCCTGCACCTGAAGCTGCTGAGGCACGAAGGCTGACAGAAGCTGAAGAAATTGATCCAACGAAGGCATCTCTCACTCTACGACAAAGGTTCCTGGTTGACTAGAGGCGACACCTCCACGATCAGCGTAGACTGACCAGGTCCCAGCCTCACTTAGATCTCCTGGCCGGAAGTTATAGAGCAGGAGGTCTGTGTGGTAAACAGCCGATTGACCCCTGAAGCCTAGGAGTGGCGGAGAGATCCGGGAGATTAGAGATGGGTCGACATGGAAGATTAAGCCTGACGGCTTGATGAAGGTCAGGCTGTCAGCGTTTGAGCGGGGCTCTATAGCGAAGAAGAACGAGAAGCCGACCTCATTGACATGTGGGAGCATTGGTGAGGTCGAGAACTCGTCGAGACGAGTGATATATTCCTCGCCGCAACCTATGAAGACAGACCAGCGGCCATCTGCTGCCGCCGGCGTAGGAGGCGGCGGGGGAGGTGGTGGAGGCGGCGGTGGGCTTGGAGCAATCTGGCCAGCTAAGATGTTCGTCGGCGGCGGCGGCAGGTAAGCAGGATAGATCCAAACCAGACCAGACTGAGGTCGAGGAGGGACAGTCTGTCGAGTCGCAGGATTGTTCTGGGCTAGAAGGTTTGGAGGGACTGGAGACGGGGGATAGTTCCAAGTCCAGCCATGCTGCTGCCCAGGCGGGATGATCGGCGTCGCAGTAGGTGCAGCCTGACCAGCTGTGTTGGGGGGAGGGACTTGAACAGGATAGGTCCACTTCAGCCCTGGTTGTGGGTAGAAGGAAGTAGGCTGACGAGTGTCTGGGTTGGCTGAAGCGAGAAGGTTCGGCGGCAGAAGCTGGACAGAGTAGGACCAAGTCAGACCCGGCTGTGGTGGTAGCGGGATAATTGGGTTGACGGTGACGACGACAACTTGAGCAGCCAGGTTCGGCGGAATGAAAGGAAGCGGATAGGGCCAAGTGACTGAGAGGCCCGACGGCGGATAGAATGGACGGTTAGGTTGGGTTGCAGCGGCCTGAGCAGCCAAGTTCGGCGGTGGCGGTGGCAAGTAAGCTGGGTAGAGCCACTTCCACCCAGGCTGAGGATAACGAGGAATGACAGGCGGGGTAGCAGCAGCCTGGAGAGCTAGATTAGGTGGCGGTGGTGGAAGATATGACGGATAAGACAAGGACCATCCTGCTTGAGGGTAGAATGGACGAGAAGGCTGAGTCGCATCGGCGGCTCTAGCTAGATTCGGAAAAGGCAAAGGCAGATACGTAGGGTAGGCCCAGGACCAACCTGACTGAGGATAATGTGGGAGGTTCGGTTGAGTCGCGTCAGCTTGTAGAGCAAGGTTAGGTGGTAGTGGTGGAGGTGGATAGACCCAAGTTAGTCCTGGCTGAGGATAGACAGGAGTAGTCTGCCGAGTGTCTGGGTTGTTGAGAGCGAGAAGATTAGGCAGGACTGGGTAAGCTGGATAGATCCACGGCAGTCCTGGTTGAGGGGGCAGAGGGATGATCGGAGAGACAACAGCAGTAACTGCTTGAGCAGCTAAGTTAGGCAGAGGAGGAGAGGCCAGGTAGCGCCAAGTCAGTCCCGCCTGGACGCCAGGCGGGACCGTTTGACGGGTGGCAGGGTTGGCTTGGGCGAGAAGTCGGGGCGCCGGCGGATAAGGTGGGTAGCGCCAAGTCCAACCAATCTGGCGCTGAGGCTGAATAGTCTGACGGGTAGCTGGATTCCTGCCGGCGAGAAGATTCTGAGGCGCAAGCGGATAAGGAGGATAGATCCAGAGGCGACCTAGTTGTGGCGGAGGGGGAGGAGGCTGCGCGACATCTGCTACAGGCGCGAAGTCCCCTGCGATATGCTCAATCGAGTTGACCGCAGTTGTGCGGGTTGTCGTCATACTGACAGAGCCCGCCGGCGTTATCGCTGCGTTGTGGTCGAAGAGCCCCACTGCGCCGAATGCCGCATCGAAGGTTCGCCTTGTCGCCCCCGTGCTGGCTGAGGGTGGGTTGTTAGCGTTGTAGCCAGCTTCGCCTAGAATTTCCCAATCACGGTCAGTGATTGATGTCAGAGAGGTAGTTAGAGTGGTTGCGGCAGCAGCTGATTGATTGGTAGTCGAGGCATCCGGCTCGCCAACTGAAGTAACTCCAGTATAGTCCGCCGCCGTAGCGATCAAATAGTGAGTGGCTGTACAGCTGATGACAACATTATTGGCACCTGTGGCTGGACCGAGCAGGTAATAGGTATAGACATTACGGGCTTGCGAGAGGCCACCAACGACCTTCCCCAGTTGAGTCATTGATACGCCGGCGTAGGTGACGCCGGTTATATCGTCAGCGCCAGCAGCAATATCGCCATCAAAGTGGACGATCAGCAGGCGGTCAGAGCCACTGCTGCATGTATAGCTGACAGTTAGGCTGTTGGTGAGGCCACTGTTATTGCCGAGATCGGCGGCAGCATTAAATGCTATCGCCATAGCTTAATGGCTTAGCTGATACCGAACAGCTGCACTCCGGCTGTCGAGATCCCGACGGCCTGATAAGTCAGGCGCATCAGCTGTCCAGTTTGATTGTTGAGAGGGACTCCTAAGGCTGGGTCTGGATTGACGCGGACAGTGCCGTCAGGGTCGGTAACGGTGAGTCCAGCGGGGCCGTAGGAAGTCCAGTTGATGCCGTCGACGAACTGCCAGGTTGCACCGCCGTCGAAGGAGAAGAAGCTCGACAGATCTAAGATCTTGCCGACGGCCAGCTTGTCAGCGTCGGAGAGGTTGACGACCAGCCTCAGGCCCCGTGGAGCCGTCGTCGGCACAACTACGCCGCCAGCAGCTGGCACGGTAACCAGTTGGTTGTCGATCACCGGGACTGAGGCCACAGCGAAAAGCAGAGTGTAAGTTAGTGCAGCCATACTTCATCTCGCTTTGCTCGACGAAGTTGAGTCTAGAGAGCTTCGTATTCTGCAAAGGCGCCCATCAGTCCAGGCGTGCCGCCGGTGAAGCAACTCAAGGAGATCTCGCCAAGGTTGGCAGCGTTGCCGACAAGGGTAACTTCCTCGCCGGGGTAGGAGACTTGCCAGAGAGCAATGCCACCGAAGGCATTAAAGCTGAGATTCTGGAGATGCAAAGTCGCGGCTCGCTGAGGCTTCGTCGTAGCATTGCTGTTTCCAGTTAAGACCGGCGCTGCAAGCGCAGCAGTAGCAGCGCTCAACGGTGCATCAGTTTGACCAGCGCCGTTGGTATTGGTGCCGGTCTGAACTGTAGAGTCAAAGGCAAGCAGCATGATTGTCGGCGACTGAACTGTTGCTAGGCCGTTCAGCTGGACCTTGACGATGTTGACCTGTTGAGTTGCAGAGCCTCCCTTGAGTAGGAAAGGATAGGTCGCATCGACAAGGTTGGTCGTGTCCGCCGTAGCTGTTGGGGTCTGGCTGGTGACCGAGACTACACGCTTTGCCATCTAAGGTTCTCCTAAGGTTCTCCGCGCTTCACAGCTGCCTCAAGGATTTCATCCTTGATCTGCTCAAAGGATCGGCACTCATAGCCGCTCGCTACGCGGACGGCCTCACACCTGTCACATACATAATGATTGCACTTAGGGCAATAGCCGCGAGAGCGTGTCCGATCAGGGTTGAGGACGATGAGACGCTTGCAATGAGAGCAGGTGCTGGTTGCGGCCTCGAAGATTCGGCCTTCGGGAACAGGGAAGAAGCCAGGATTCGCGGCGGCGAACTCCTTGCTTATGCCAGGGCTAGCTCTATGGTCAATCCGCAAGTAGCCTTCCTTCTTACGCTGCCATTCCATCGGCTCACTCCGTTCGACGATAAGTCAGCTGGCTGCCGCAGTCATAGCCCAGCTCTCCGTCCTCGGCAAGGAAAGGATCATGGAACAGGAGGCTGGCTAGGACCCGGCCGTCGGCGGCATCGACGTAGTCGACCACAGCGTTCGGCTGAGGCTCTACTCTAGAACGGTTCGGCCGACGATCGAGCGCCACCACTCTTCAGTCTCCTCTTGCGTTGTGCAACCTGCCTCGATAGCAGAGAGAAGATCCTGCATCGGCAGAGGGAGCCCATTAGCGACCTGCCGCAAGTCGGCAGGAAGGCTGTCGTGCCAAGCCATCATCCGCTTGATTCTGGCTTGCCGTCTCTCAACGACATCCCAACCTTCAATCGAACTATCGGCAGGGATGGGACCAGCCGGCTCGCTCAGTGCGACCGGCGGCTTCGGTGCTCTGCGCATGTCCAGTCTGCATGAGGTGAGGGGAACATGGTGACCTTGTTCATGCTGACGCCGCCGGGTGTACCAGGAGGAGCCTGGACAACCATCATCTGAACTGCTGGAGGGTGAGCCACACAGCAGAGCGTCGGGTCAGCGCCGACGGGTCGATAGTGAATGCAACTCTCGCAGGTCGAGAGGATGAGAGTGGAAGTAGTGTTCATCGACGGGCAAGTCCTTTGAATCCTTGTTGGAGAAAGGAGAGAGCATTAGTGACAGGATCTAGCTTAGAGTTGAGAGCTGCTTGAACAAGGTTCTGCATTTTATGCCTGTGCAAGAGACCCTTCTGCCTTTGGATTTGGTTCCAGATCTCCTCTTGATAATAAGCTAGTCCTTGCAGGTGTCTCAGATTTAGCATCTCTAAATGAGATAGCTGCTTTAGCCCTTTACTGGACCAATGCCAACAACTATCGTTCTCAGTGATGAAGAAGGCAGCAACAACCTCAGCCGTCAAGCTATGAGCACAAGAGACTTGACGGCCAGCTAAGGCAGCCATTGAACGAAGAGTTCGGAGACCTTCAGGCTCTTCAGGCATCTTAATCTTTCCTAGAGACATTGCGGGTAATCGACATCATGTCTATAGGCCTATTTAATCCATACCTTGCCAATAGTCTGTCTACGCTCTCGTCGGACTCACCATAAGAGGGCGGGAAACCTAACGAAAGTAGATCAGCATAGGCCCGCCTCTCCTCCTCAGCGTTCTGAGCATTCCAGTAACGATGAAGAGGCTCATCCCACTCGATACGCATCTTCAGCCACCTTTGTTGAGTGGGAGGGCTTGAAGCTTGGGGCGTTGACGGTGGAGGAGTTGCATCGGGTTGCGGCCTTCGGCCGAAGCAAGTCTGGCAGCTCCCCGAGCAGAAGTAAGGGTGTCAGCGACGCCAGGCATGGCAGCAGCAGCTGGAGCTGCGCCTCCCCAAATCATTTGAGGCGTGCGAAGCGAGCGAGGATCAGGAGCCGAAGTTGGTGGAGCAATGAAGGCAGCCTCACCTTCTTTAGCATTATCTCGCATGTTGGTCAGGCCGAAATCCTCCTGAGCAATCTTCCAGGCTTCATCGACGGCTTGGCTCTTCGAGCCAATGATTGCTGGAGCTGATATACGGTCAGGTAGCGCAGGCTCAAGTATGCCGCACTGCGGGCAAGGAGCTGGGTCCTCAGAGCTGTCTTGAGTGCGGCGGTACTTTTTACCGCAGTCAAGGCAGCGAATGACTCGGACGACTTTCACAGCATCACCTTAGTTTCAATCCCTTTGCTCCCACAACTAGTCGAGTAGACTCGGCTCTCTACGGAATCACGAGCTGGCATATAAACCCAAGAGCTATTAGGAGAAACGAAGACAGCAGAGTTGATAGTTCTTTTATCATCTCCGATATCGTACTGAATCCTCGCCCCAGCAAGAGCTGCCATTGACTGAAAAGTCCTAAACTTAGGATCATCATCGAAATGAAGAATCACAATCGGCACTCCATAGAGATTGACCGTCGGGAGATCTCTGTAGAAGTTAAAAGAAGGTGAGATGCTATAAGGATACTTTTCTAGATAGACCATCAAAGTTTTATATTCACTTACTGATAAAGGAATGACAGCTGGAGCAGTCAGTGGCTGATTGGCCCATACCTCCTCGACATACGTCAACGCTTTGCTGAAGATTTCAGGTCCGGTCAGACTCACTTGAACCCTCGCTGCACAGACCACGGATCACGGGCAACTTCGAGGCGGGCCTTCTCTTTATTGTCAAACCATTGGCCGACGACACCGGCAATGAACCCTGGCCTATCTCCTGAGATCCGACGAGCGTCGTCGAGCTGAGCGCGCTCATAGCTATAGTTGGTTGCGATCATATCAGGCCGGACCCACTCCAGCCAAGCTCGATGAGCGAAGGCAAGGCTGAACACAAAGTCGTCGTGTTTGCGGCCCTTAGCTGAAGGGCCAATGTCAGAGCCCTCCTGAACGATATACTGCATTTGTTCGAGGGCACGGCTGGATCGAATTGCAAGGTAATCATTCGTGTAGCTATCACGCATCTCATTCATGATAGCAATCTTGTTGTCGACGTTGGTCTTCCATCCGTAGGCGTAACCTTTACCTAGGCTGTCGGGGCGGTGGTAGAGATACCACTTGACGCCGTCGAGTACAGCTTCCCAAGACTTAGCTTTGACGATCTCAGTGTAAGCCTGAGACTGAAGGATCTGTTTGATCCGGCGCATCTCAGTCATAATCGCAGTGCCAGGACCGGAGATCTCCAGGTTAATATAGCAGTCCTCGTACATCGAGGCTAGATGAGCAAGAGCCCAGGTAACCTGGAAGGTTTCGGGCTCAGTTGAACCATATTCAGCAACCATAACAAGCCGATCAGAATAGCAACGACAAACAGTAATCGCATGAGAATCGTTCCAATCTGAACGACCATACGCAGGATCACATCCAATGACATAGCGGCCCCAAGGGACAGGCTCTTCCCAGACGCGAAGCTCAGCGTCATCAAGGACATAGACCTGCTCGATAGAAGTGGTAGAGAGTTCACGGCCGAGGTAATAGCGATAGGCTTTGAACTCGACTGAGTGGCCGTCGAGCACAATGTCTAGGTGCTTCTCGACCTTGCGGAGAGGGAAGAAGGAGCGACCTGAGAGGATGAAGGCTTGCTTCTCAGTCCAAGGTTGAGTTTGATGGAGCATTCCCTCATCGAGTGAGCGGGCAACTGAGCGCCACCGATACCAGGCGAGTTGTTCATCATCGACGGCGACACCGTAGTTATGGGCAACCTCAGCTTGAAGTTCAAGCTCATCGGCAGACCACGGCTCAGACATATACTCGGTGAAGCGTGGGTCGGAGCGCTCGATGCGTTGATCGTCACGAGCCCACCAGCCGATGAAAGTGAACTGCTGGGTGCTGTCTCGCTTGGCCGCCTGGCACATTGTGTGGAAGTGGTTGAAGCCGTTGGCGGTGGATTCTTTGATGAAGAGGCGGTCAGGGTGATTCTCTGAGAGGGTCTGCATGAAGTTTTCAAGGCCGTCGGCGTCACCATAGTTCGCGACTTCAGTGAGATGGGCAAAGCGATAAGCGCGGGAGGCGCCAAGAGTGCCCCGCCGCTTGCCTGCGACCAGGAAGTCAAACATGGAGAGCTTGCCGCCGACATTGAACGACATCAGGGTCTTGTTGTCATCAATGATCGGGTAACGCATATTGCGGGGGAGAGAGTTCGCGTATTGACGGAGGATCACGCGGAACTTGTCGCGGTTGCCTTCATCGTCGATGAGGAGGACACCATGGATGCCGGGGTGGAGGAAGAGCCAGAAGAGATCAGCAGCCAGGAATAGGGTAGTCTCGCCGAGCTGACGAGACTTGAGGAAGGTAAAATCACGGATACCGAGATCCATGCCTTGAGCTAGGGAGATTAAGGCACGGCGCTGAGAGCCCCAGAGGTTGTCACCAAGGGTTGTTTGGCCGGTTTCGCGGGACTCAATTGTGAGGTGGGAGGTGAAGTTGACGAAAAGAGGGAGCCACTCTGTCGACGCAGTCGATGAGACAGGCATCTGAGAAGAGGACCAAGGCAACGCTGGAGGCGTCGGCCGCCGGCGGCGGGTCGGGACCTTGTTTGCAGGAGCTAGGGATCGGGTAGATCTAGCCATAAGCTACCACTTCCTTGGAACCCACTCACCCGTATAGGGGTCGTTGAGGAGTTTCTCGACGGCACCCTTGATTGCTTCACCCTGAGAAGACCCTACTCCACCACCAGTGTAGGTTTTGGACTTGTCGCCGTCGCCGGGGCGGGAGATAACAAGGTCGACTTCGTGGCTGGACTCAGTGTCACGAGTGGTCACACTCACGTCGGGTCGAGGCAGGTCAGTCGGCTTAGACATTGGACGCCTTAGCTAGAGGGTCATGGAATTGAGTCTCGATCCAAGTGTCAAGATCGGCGGGCCGGTAGACAGCATAACGGCCTCGACCTCCTCGACCAAGACCGCCCTTGCCTCCCCAGATCCGATACGGAGGACCGTCGCCGGTCGAAGCCTTGTTGGCTAGGACAGTTGCAGTGATAGGGACACCGACGCGGTGGGAAATATAGGCGGCGGCTTGCTCACGGCTGAGCCACACCGACTGCGTCGGTGGAGAAGAAGATGGATCAGAGGAGGCTAAGGCAGCTGTCATCTCTTCGCCCGTCGGTGAGATCGGTGCTTGCGAGACATAGCTTTGCCTTTAGCGGTTTCCTTAGAGCCGCGCATGGCTCCAATCGAGTTCATGATCTTGTAAGGCACAGAGCTGTTGCGGCCGTAGCGGCGCTTGAGCTTGTCTTCTAGGAACTTCGGCACAGGCTATCTCCTAGATCCTTTGGCTCCCAGCAGCTCTTGGGAGACTAGTATCATACGATGATGATGTTCCCAAGAGCCACTGCCTACCAACGACATGCTGGCAGGAGCCAATCTGGCTATGCACATACACATGTTGCATGCCATCGACGGCCGAGCCTCTCTGGCTACTCCTTCCACGGTGGAGGCTCGCTGTCGGCCTGAGCCCCTAGATCTAAGTCAGCTCCTTCGAGCCGCTCAGTTGCTGACACGAACAGCTCAGCTGCCGAGGCGCAGTCCCTGTCCTCATTCAGTCCAGGGGCCTTCGCTGAGGTTGCCGTTGTCTCTCCTAGGCTAGACTCAGAGTCTTGAATATGAAGTGGGGTGCCTACGATGTTGTAGATGGGATGGCCGAGTTCAGCGGTGAGTTGAGCGAACTCGTCGGCGGAGATCGGCCAGCTGCGGGGCTCATCGCCACCCCGGAGGAGAGTGGCTTGGCTGATAGCGCCGGCGATGGCTAGGTAGAGGCTCAAGGCGTCGGCTTCGGGAGGGAGTCGATGACAGTCTGGCCCTCAACGACCATAGAGTTCGCTAGATCGAGGGCAGCCTGCAAGGCGGCAGGGTCCGCTGAGGCGATAGCAGTTGCCAGTTGGGCAGCGAGGTCCTTGTTAGAGGCGACGAGGGCCATCACGCCGGCGGCGATCTTGTCGAGTTCGGCTTTGACGGCCGTATCGGCGGCGGTGATATCTGCTAACGTTGCCATGATCTTCTCCTGGTTGTAGAGGATTCGGTCGATCTTATTATACAGATGGCCCCATCTTGACCAGCTACGAGACCACATAGGCATCAGACAAGGCCGCCGACCTTAACCGTGAAGCTGTTGCCTGTTGTCGGCCCAAAGATGGCGACGGCCGAGGTGGGGACGATAATCATCCCAGATGTGGAGAAGTTGGCGCCGGCGACAAGGGGAATCCCGACTGTTGCCGAAGGCAACAGGGCGCCGCCGCCGAGACTCCAGAGGGGGTTCTCCAGATATATATAAGGTAGGATGGTTGAGACATAGCCGGCGCCGGGATCATCAATCACGAAGGAGCTGATTGCGCCGGCGGCTAGGATGACGTGGGCTGAGGCAGGGTGTTGAGGGGCAGTTTGGAGGTCGCCGGCGATGACGCCGCCGAGAATCCTGACCAGAGGGGGGACTGTATAACCTATGCCAGCATTCGCTACCGCAATTGAGGTGACTCCACCCCCACTGATGGTGGGGGTACCCATCGCCGGCCCTATGCCGATAGTTATAGTTGAGCTGGCCGACGTATTGGCGATGAAGAGGGAGGTTCGGCGGGGCTGCTGGGGCAGGACAAGCTGCGCTGTGCCACCACTTGCTATCGTGCCGCTGAAGTCAAGGAGATCATCCAGGTGGGTCTGACCACGGATTCCTGGTGCTATAGCGGGCACGGCGGTGCTCCTATCTAATGCGAGGTGACCTCAACGGCGGTGCCGCAGGCGTCGGTCGAGGCCGCCGATCTGTTGGAGGGGGAGGCGGCCGTCGACTCACGCTAGGCTGACCTTAATCTGCTTTCTTGGCTGCTGCCCTGGCGGCGGCCTTCGATTCCGCAGTCACGACAGCGGTGATCTCGGCGGCCGAGCCGACGAGAGCCTGGGTGACTGAGAGCGGCTGGGTGAGGCCGCCGCCGTGCTCCATATCATTATGCGCAGCCTGAAACACATGAGCCAGTCGGTCGTCGGCGGGCAGAGAAGCTGCATCTGTGAGAGCTGCTTTGAGCCAATCAGGCATTGGTGAGGTCCTCTATATATAAGGTGTGGTGCTTCATCCGAGTGAAGCGAGGATAGCATAGGTCAGTCAGAGTCCAGCCGGAAAAATTGCCGGGGGGGAGAAAGTGGGGGCAACGCTTTTCGCTCACACGCGAGCCCACGAGCACGCGCGCGCGTAGGTAGTATCCTAGAGGGAGGGAGGCCGGACCGCAGTGTGGGAAGCGATGGGGGAAGTGGCCAACGCAGCTAGGCCACAGCGTTGATTTGATTGAGCTTATCGCTTCGATGCGGCGGAAAGGGTATCCGTCTTAACTTCCAGCTCCATGCTTTGCAATATAGGCTCTGCAATACTTGGCCCCACTACTTGTGACCCTGTAGCGCTTTGCTATGTCCCTAGTTGCCATCATTGTGAACTCTCGCACAGTCAAAGTACCATGCAAGATATCATATCTGACGCCAGATATGCCTCTAGCACCCTTCCTAGGCTTGTCTGGGGTCCTTCCAGCTACACCAGCCATAGGATTCAAGTGGGTTGGTCGGGCTCTAAACCGTGGTTTGTGCCCCTCGCCAGCGATCGAACGCTTCACAATCTCAGCGAACACGATCTAAAATCCTCTAGGAAGGCGCTACAGCTAGGCTACCGGGCGACCCAGCTAGGTAGGTAGCAGGGTCAAGCTATGTCGCGCCAGGGTTCAACTACGAAACTCCTATGGTATCCGGTAGCGTTTCATTAGGGGCAAGATAGGCGATCTACTGTAACAATGCAACGCTACAGGTGCGTTTCATTCCCTGGCAAAGAGAAACCCCGCCGAAGCGGGGTTTCCAGGGAAGGTACGGGATGCTCAGGTGATCGGCGGCATTCCTACCGCTTCGCTGAAACGGTCGAGTGCCTCAATCAACCGAACCCGAAGGCGCTCCGGCCGGGGCTGATCCCACTCCGCGCCGACGAGTAGAGCGACCTTCGCATCGTTGACCGCTTGCCACGTATCGGTCACAGCATCGAACCAAGCGGCCTGAGAAGTCGCGGTCAATGTGCTGCACTCCCCTGCGCTTGACCGTTCTTGACCAACGCCGGCTGTGCCGGCGAAGGACGCGGCCCACCTGTCCAAGCATCGTCCGTCGTGATGACGTTCATGCCCAGCTTGACCGTGCCAAACTGCGGCACGTGAACGCTGGTGAAGCCTTCCGTGCTGGCGATCACCTGAGACTTGCCCGACTTGCTCAAGGTGCCCTTGGTGTTCAGGTCGACCCGGATAACCAGCTCGTTACCTTCGATCGCGATCTTCATGGTGTGGCTCCTATGCCGGCGGCGCGTCCGACGGGGTTGATTTGCGCCATGGCCACCATGACACAACCCGAAGTGGCCTAAACGCAACAGCGGCGTTGCGTTGTTGCGAATCCGCCTCGTCGGCGCAGACACTTAGCGCAAGCTAGTGGACAAATTGTCGCAGTGCCGCGCCCATGATGCGCCTATGCGCGCGTGTATGTGAGCAATCCTACCCCTGAGATCGCCTCACGCGCGCATGACTTCTCAGCTTACCAGGAACCAGCACTCTTTTCCTTAGGAGTATAGGAGAGGTCCCCCCCAGATAGCTTAGACCAAGGGGGGCCGGTCCAAATCGCTTCGCGATTGGACCAAGCCTCTTTGCCCTAGGCTGGTCAGCTGAAGGTATCTTCGTCGGGCTCGCTTCGCTCGCCTGGCGCGGGGGCAACTGAGCTGGTCTCCACTGGGCAGGAAAGGGCAACTTCAGCACCTGGGGATCTCCAAATAAACCTATTAGGCGGCCCGCCGGCTGCGCCGTCGAGGCGGCCGAAAAGAATGCAACGCCGCCGTGACATTTCGCTCAATCGCGCAACTAAATCAAGAGATTGCGCCTGCGTCACTTTGCCGCATTGAATCTGGCAGCTAAATCGGCCGATTTTCTCATCAACGACACCGCAAGTGACCAAGTGACCGCCACCTAGTCAAATAGAGGGGACCCCTACAATGACCAGCGATATCAATCAACTATCCTACCAGGAGATCATGCGTCGGCTCAACCCCTTCACCCGCGCTCGTGCTCCTACAGACGGCCCATGTCGGTGCTCCGCCCGCGCTCGCCCGATCGCCTGTATAGGCGGGTGTGAGAAGATCTGCCAGCGTCTCGTCAATGAGCGGGGAGCAGTCTAATGGCAACTTCCCCTGTCACTGAGACCCGCTATGAGGTCTCTCACCCGATGGGCACCCTCTACACGCCCTCTCTCCCTGTAGCTCTTGCCTGCAAGAAAGCTAAGGGCAAGGTCACCATAACTGAGATCATCGAGACCCGTCGAGTCCTCACTGTCGCTCGGACCAGGAAAGCCAAGGGAGCCTAATCATGTCTGGACGCGCCCTCAGCGAAATCATGGCCGGCGTCGATCACCTGCCTTCGCCTAAGCCAGCTCTAATCGCCAGCTCGACCGCCGGCTTCTGGAGCGCCAAGGAAGCGACAGGATGCGGCCTGCCCTAAGAAAGGCGGTCAGGGAGTATCTGAGAGAGTTGACCGGACTGGTGCCTGCGGCACCAACAGAAGCTGACCTAACCACGGATCTCTAGAGGGGAGAAGGACCATGAAGTTCGCTGAAGTCCGTGCTCACATCAACAAGATGTACAATGCTGGGCTGCGCCAGACGATTTATCTCAGCGGCCCGCCAGGAGTAGGCAAGTCGGCCTGTGTTAAGGCTGCCGCCTCTGATCTCGACATAGGCTTCCTGGCTGTCCCTATGACGATCGTTGACCCGCTCGACTTCGGCGGCCTCCCCGCTGTCCTTGACCGAGGCGACGGTCCCTATGCTCAGCGCCTGCCCTTTGTCGACATGATCCCCACAACCGGCAAAGGCCTCCTGTTGTTCGATGACCTCCCAACGGCTCCCCCTCTTTCTCAGGCCGCTGCCTATCGGACGATCTGGGAGCGGGACACAATTGGCCCCGATTGGCTCATTGTTGCCACAGGCAACCGCGACAGCGACCGTGCCGCCACCCAACGTATGCCAACACCTTTGGTGTCGAAGATGGGCTGGCTAGAGTTCGAGCCAGACATTGAGAGCTGGAACCTGATGATGGCTGGCCGAGACGGCAGCACGCTCATTCGAGCGTTTATCGTCTCTCGGCCTGACCTCTTCGTCAACTTCAACCCGTCGGTCCCTGGTCCCTTCGCCACAGCCCGAACCTGGGAAGCTCTCGCTGACCTCTGTTCAGCCTACGAGCCCGGCCTACCTCCTTTTGAAGCTGCCAAAGGCTGGGTTGGTGAAGGCCCCGCAACCGAGTTCATCATGTACGCCTCGATGGCAGCCCAGCTCGTGTCTCCCGACACGATCCTGATGACCCCTGACACCGCTCCAATCCCAGAAGATCCCGGCGCCCTCTACGCCGTCACCACGGCGCTCTCTTCGAGAGCGAATGCTGGCACCATAGACAGGATCATCACCTATCTGCGCCGAATGATGCCCGAGTTCCAGATCTACTGCATCAAGTCAGCCCTTGCCACTCAACAAGGTCGGATGAGCAAGCTCGGCCCGGAAGAGCGCAAGAAGACCCGGCTGATCGAGCATACTCATGCCTTTGTGACCTTTGCGGCTGAGCACAACGACATTCTCAGCTGACGTTGAGAATGAAGGGAGTTGACTGATGTTCAAGTTGCCCGCCGTCGAGTGGACTGAAGCCTTCATCGGCGTCCTAATAATCGGCCTCTCAGCCTACTGGCTGCTCTTATTGATAGGAGATTGAGCTATGACAACAATCACCAAGCATCTACTCCCACATGAGTACATGGAGTTCTTTCGCCGGCTCGAAGAGCTGCCCTTCGAGGAACAGGTGCATGACGTACTGGCTGCCTTGGTCCTGCAACACTGCCACTTGAAAAATCTGCAAGAGAGTAGCGGGAAAGAGGCTGCTCAGTCCTTCAAGCTGATCGAGGGCACCACTGCATTTGTAGCGTTTGTTCACAGCCACAAGGCCGAATTGGGTGACTTTAGCCAGGTCGAGCAAATCCGCAGCCAAGTCAAGAGGGAGTTAGGGCGATGAGCAGTCTGCTCTCTCAGCGTGCTGTCCTGGTCCGACCCTCAATCAGTATTTGGCGTGGGGAGATCACAGACCGAGCCGCCGGCGCTTCCAGCGCCGACCTACACAAGGCTGAGCGTGCCTCAGTCCGCCTCTCTAAGTTCCTTGTGCCTAAGGATGCGATTGATCCGATCCTGACCGAAGCCGGCGCCTTGAGATCCTTCGTCAAGCAAGAGACCCTGCCGTGGCGATGGGATGGCGTCGGCCTCCTGCCGACTGAGAACTACCTGCCCTTCATGGATGGCTGGCGAGGTCGCAGAGCGACCTTTGACGGCGCCGTCAGCCATCTCCTGCGCCGCTGGCACATACACTGTGCCGTCGGCCAGCGTGCCCTCGGCGACCTTGCCCGTGAATACGACTACCCCTCCGCCGACGAAGTGTCGGCGAAGTTCAGGGTCAGCCTGGAAGTGTTCCCGGTCCCTGACAGCGACGACTTCCGTGCCAGCGTCTCGTCGGCCGAAGCTGACGAGATCAAACAGAGGCTTGAAGAAGCCTCCCTAGATACTCTCCGAGCCGCTGAGACCTTCCTGTGGGAACAGATGCAAGAGTGTGTCTCTCACATCCATGAGCGCCTCTCGGCCTACGGCCGAGATGAGACCACAGGTAAGGTTGTCGGCCGCTTCCATGACACCCTGATCGGGAACCTTCGGTCCCTGGTCAACCGGCTTCAGCGGCTCAACCTCAGCGGCGACCCTGCCATCGAAGCTATGCGGGCTCGTCTAGAGGCGAGCCTCTGCCCCTATGAGCCCGCCGAGCTTCGAGACGACGACAACCTTCGGTTGTCGGTCAGAGACGAGGCTGCCTCGATCATGGAGCAGATGTCATCAATCTACAGCAAGAGGGAGGCCGCCGAATGATCGACTTGCAGCCAAGGGATATAGACTGGTTGAAGTATTGCGCCTATCCAGCTCCTTTTGCCCAACTGACAGGCTGGATTCCGTCAATTCAGGTTCTAGTTAGTAATGGATTGATTGAGGCAAGAAAAGATCAGCAACCACTATATCTTCTTCATTTAAGCCGATCAGGAATTATCAATCAACCATATTATCTAATCACTGACAAAGGCCGAGCCTACTTGACTGCACTCAAGAAACTAGGAGCTTTACCATGACACCCGCCGAGATCAACCACGTCGCCGCCCGCCGTATAGCGAAGGCCCGCACCCAGCTCTTGCTGAACCCTCGGTTCATCTTCTGGGCAACCTGTGCCCTCCACCTTAAACTTGTCCCCTATCCTGGCATGAGCCAAATCGAGGCCGGTTCGATCGGGACCGACGGCAGCAACCTCTACTATGATCCTGGCTTCATTGCCGGCCCGGCTTGGACTGATGATGAGCTGTGCGGGGTGATCGCTCATGAAGTCAGTCATGCCGTCAAGGGTGACAACTGGCGTCGGGGCAGCCGTGATCCGCAGAATTGGAACCTGGCCGCTGATGCGAGGATCAATCCTGAGCTGACTAAGAATGGCCTCAGCCTCCCAGTCCCCAAGGACCCCTATCTGAAGCAACTGCTGCATAATCCGGCGAACTTCGGCCG